TGGGATATGATGATTGCTCATCCACCTTGCACTTACTTATCGGTTAGTGGAGCGCGGTGGATGTACCATCCAGAGGATAAGGATTTACCTTTCGAGGATAGAAGACCTCATCCAATGCACCCTAACAGAAGAGCATATCAACGTGAGGGATTAGAGTTTGTCCAAGCCTTAATGGACGCGCCGATACCTCGGATAATGATCGAAAATCCAGTTAGTGTTATATCTAGTCAAATTAGAAAGCCCGACCAAATCATACAACCCTTTCACTTTGGGGATGAGGCTCGAAAAACTACTTGTTTATGGTTGAAGAATCTACCTAAACTTGAACATACTAATGTGGTAAGCCCTGGAGGAGTGGTTACTTTTAAGAGTGGGAAGTCAATGAGTAAGTGGCATCATGATACTTTTACATTATCAGCCAAAGAGAGAGGCAAGGCACGGAGTAAGACTTTTCCGGGTATTGCTAAAGCTATTGCAGAACAATGGGGTAACCTCAATGGCAATTAAAGAACTAAAATCTAGCTATCGCGTGACCGTCATCTCAACTGAACCCATACAGGGAACTAAGAGGTGGCGCAGATCGTTCAAGATTCTTAAGGATGCTCAACTCTGGGAAGCAGAGTCAAGCGTGGATATCTTGAAAGGGCGCACACCAAAGCTTGGTGCTGCGTCCAAAGCCCAAGTGCGTACTCTCAGAGATCTTCGCAACGAGGTCTTTGAGATGCGTTGGCAAGGCACTAAGGCAGAGGATAGCCAACTGCAGTACACTAAGTTTATAATGGACACGCTTAGTCCGTCGAAGTTAATTACAGACATCGATCAGACTTGTGTGGATATATTGGTAAGAAAATGTAAGGCGGTGGGTAATGGAAATGCTACGATAAATCGTAAGTTGACCGCCCTGTCAGTAATGCTCAAGTTTGCCGTCGAGCGTGGTTACATTACCTCAATCCCTGTCATAAAAAAGATGCGCGAGAATAACGAATTACACGTTTGGTTTACTGAAGATGAAAAATCTAAGATGGTTAACATCCTCAATAACAACGGTAAGTCGCACATCTCTGGCCTGATACTATTCTTATGTGATACTGGTCTTCGTGTTAGCGAAGCACTACGCCTGAAGTGGGAGGATTGTATTGATAATAACATTACAGTCTGGAAGACAAAGAATGATAAGCCGCGCACTATCCCACAAACTCAGCAAGTTGTTGACATTTTAGAAACTCTTTCTAAGGATGTGCGTGGGCCTTTCTACGATATATCATATTCAGAAACTAGACACGCATGGGATAAGATGCGTAACGCTATGGATAAAGCTGATGTCGAGGGTTGGACTATACATGGTTGCCGTCACACATTCTGCTCAAATTTGGTGCAACAGAACGTACCTATACAAGTCGTGGCCTCACTAGCAGGTCACTCGGACATACGCATGACTATGCGATACGCCCACCTTAATACATCCGTTCTTGAAGAAGCCATACAAAAGTTGAATGAAAGAGATTGACCTAGAGAAATCTAACCACACCACCGCGCAAGCACGTTACCACCAGAAAACTAAAGCCCTCATATCCGTGGGGGCTGAAGCCCATACTAGGACTGGTAAGTTAGCTGTAAGCCATGCGATAAACAACCTAGTCATAGGCATCGAGGAGTACCTTGCAGAGACACGAGCAGGGGAAGGGAAGAAGTTTAAGGAGTATTTCCGCAAGCTTCCTATCGAGTTAACAGCGGTAGTAATTGCACGATCTGTAATCAATTCGATAAGCCAAGAGAAGAAACGTGCGGCTATGGCGGTGCGAGTTGGTCGCGCTCTGGAACGTGAAGTTGCGTTGCAAACTTTTAAGAAAGTAAAAGCCGACCAGTTCCGTAAGCTAGAGATTGAGCATGGTGCTGTAAGGGGTGAGTCTATCAAAGCTAGAAAAATTTTAGTGGATGCCCGGATAAGGTATGGGCTGAACTACGCTAATTGGGGTGTCAAGGCCTGTGGTGGTGTAGGTTTAACAGCTATCCAGATAATGGCTAAGTATACAGGGATGATTGAGTCATTCACAAAGACTGAATTTGGTAAGCGTGTCGGATATGTCTCAGCTACAGAATCCATGATCGAGTGGCTCGATAAGGCTCATGAGCGTCACGCGGTGTCCGAATCCTTGTACCGACCTATGATTAGTCCGCCGAATAAATGGCGTTCTAATTATGATGGTGGATATTATCTAGACCAGTACCAAGATAAGCAGTTGATTGATGATAAAGGTAAGCATTATCAGACTCTTAAAGATAGCGACTGCCCTGCTCTGTTTAGTGCTGTGAACCACCTACAAGAATGCCCTTGGTCTATCAATAACGAGGTGCTTGATGTAATGAATGAGATGTGGCGGAGTGGTATGGCTGTTGGTGGAATGCCTAATCCAAATATCAAACCAGAGCCAGAGTGGCTTGACCTTTACAACGATAGTGCTGATGCTATGAGAGCGTATCGTGTTGATCTGTATATGACACGGACAGCAAACTCGCGTAACGTGGGTAAGCGTTACAAGCTACAGTCACTACTTGAGATAGCCGAATCATATAAGGATAAGGTACTCTACTTCCCTCATAGTTTAGATTTCCGTACCAGATGCTACCCAATACCACGCATCCTACATCCACAGGGTGACGATAAAGCTAAAGGGTTGCTGCAGTTCTGTGAGGCAAAGCCTATCGAAACTAAAGAGCAAGAAGATTGGTTCTTCATACATGGTGCTAACTGTTGGGGCGAGGATAAGGTCAGCTTTGAAGATCGTATTAAGTGGGTCAACGATAACGAAGGATTCATACGCGAGTGTGCAGACAATCCGCTTGACTGTATAAGATGGGCAGAGGCTGAGAAGCCTTTCCAGTTCCTTGCATGGTGCTTAGAGTTTAGAAAGTACATGGCGTATGGTAAGAGGTTTAAGTCTCGGATACCTATCGCTATGGACGGCTCGAATAATGGTCTTCAACTCATGTCACTCCTACTCCGTGACGAGAAGTTAGCGAAGCAGACTAACGTGTTGCCGTCTGGTACTCCTCAAGATATCTACCAGTTAGTAGCTGATAAGGTTACCGATAAGTTACAGAAAGATCCTACTGCTGAACATCTCAATCTACTCCGCTACGGTATTGACAGGAAGCTTCTTAAAAAAGCAGTCATGGTAGTACCTTATGGTGGGTCATACACCACCCTATTAGGCATCCTTCAAGATGAGATTTACAGCCGATCATTGGTCGAAGGCACGTTACCCTTTAAAAATCTTCGCAAACATTGCGCAAAACTTACGACAGTTTTGTGGCAAGTAATACAGGAGGAATTACCGACTGCTCTGGCATTAATGACATGGTTGAGGCACACAATCAGACCCGTAGTGGCCGAGAACGTCGAGCCTTCTTGGTTTAGTCCGTCGAATTTAAAGGTGTATCAAGGATATCGCAATACTAGAAGAGAGCGTGTGATAACTGCCCTAGGGTACAAAGTTCGTCGCGCCTGTAACGTCATGATAGACCTAGATACTTTGAGCGTAGCAAAAAACTCACGAAGTATTTCACCAAACTTCTGTCATTCACTTGACGCAAGCGTTATGCTTACAACAGTAGAAAGGATGAAGCTATGTGGCGTGAATTCGCTGTCGATGATTCATGATTCGTTTGCAACTCATGCTGCAGATAGCCCACTCCTCGCTCGTCAACTTCGAGAGTCAGTCATTCAGATATTCTCTGACAACTTACTTGAGAAATTTCAGCAAGACATTAAATCTTTAATGCCTAACGCTGAGTATCCAGACCTTCCACCTTTGGGAAGTCTAGATATTAATTTACTAACCAGATCGCGCTATTTCTTTAGCTGATCGAAACAACTTTAAAATTGTGAGAAAAATAATTACACCAGTAGGTAGGGCTTTGTTTCCTGCCTTGAACCCAGGATTTCCTGATACAACTTTTGACCCTGTATACCAAGTACTGTTATGCGGTAAGCCAGAAGAGTTTGGGGATTTCATTAAGCACATCCAAGCTACACACCGGAAAGGTATCGACGAGCAGCAAGCTATCATAGTTAATTCAGGTGGAGAGAAGAAAGTGAAAGTTCACGATCTACCTAACGTTGAGGATATCAAAGATAAGGATGGTAACCTAACAGGAGAGATTGCACTTAAGTGTAAGCTTAAGGCTGAGGGAACTCGTAAGGATGGAAGTCCATACACGAATGACCTTATGCTTTTTGATTCCCAAGGTCACCCTTACAGCGGTAAAGATGAAATAGGTAACGGCTCTAAGTTAAAGGTAGGTGTCTATCCTAAGACTTGGTTTGTTCCAACTCTTGGAGTAGGACTTACACTTGAGATAGGTGCTGTCTTTATCATCGATCTAATCTCTAAGTCTGGACGCGCTGAAACCGCAGAGGACTGGGGCTTTGAAAAGGAGGACGGCTTTGTCGCTCCTAAGAGTACTTCAGAGAAAGTTGTGGAAGCTTTCGGAGGTGCTGAGGAAGAACAAGGCGAACACGCTTTCGACTTCTAATGTATGTGTATCTGAAACTCCTGCAGAATCCAGTCCCTGCGTCGCGGCCACGAGTCACACGTTGGGGGGTTTACTTTGGCAAGAAGTACACGGCGTACAGAGATGATGCGCCTAAGACTATTGCCGAAGCAGTAAAAATTGCAGGAGTGGAGGATCTTCTTCCGCTTAAAGACACCTTGCTAGTATCAGCTATTTACGAGGTACAACAACCTAAAAAAACAAAGCTTCAATACCCAAATTCAGATATTGATAATTACGATAAGGCCCTTTTTGACTGTCTTGGTAAGGCAGGAATTTGGGACGATGACAAACAAATACTAGCCTCCTTTTCAATGAAGAGATGGGCGCAAAAAACTAAACAACCATGCACACATCTAATGATAACGACTCACAATTCGTCCGACATATCCCCTGCTCTAACTGTGGAAGCAAAGACAATGCTTCGCTATATGATGATGGACACACATTCTGCTTTGGATGTAAGCACCGCGAGTCTGCCGACGGAACTGTAGTAAGAGAGAAGCCTAGATTGCCGTCATCATTATTAGAAGTAGATTATGCACCGCTACCTAAGCGAGGACTTACAGAAGAAACGTGTCGTAAGTGGGGCTATGGTCAAGGATACATTGGCGGTAAGCCAGTACAGGTTGCAACATACTGCGACGATCACGGCAAACCTATCGCTCAGAAGTTAAGAGGAGCAGCAAAAGATTTCTCTATCGTGGGAGATGCGAAGAACATGGGGCTTTACGGTAAGCACCTATGGCAGAGTGGTGGCAAGATGGTCACTATTACAGAGGGTGAAGTAGATGCCCTATCAGTCAGTCAGTTAACTGGGAATAAGTGGGCGGTAGTCTCTGTTCCTAATGGCGCACAAGCTAGTGTCAAAGCTGTAGCAAAAGATATAACTTGGCTTGAGTCATTCGACTCAGTCATATTTATGTTCGACCAAGATGAGCCTGGTCAAGAGGCTGCTAAAGAATGCGCTCTATTACTCAGTCCAGGTAAGGCCAAGATAGCAAACCTGCCATTGAAAGATGCTAATGAAATGTTAGTAGCTAATCGTGGTGGTGAAGTTATCAGCGCACAATGGGGTGCTAAACCATATCGCCCTGATGGTGTCATCTGCGGAGAAGATCTATGGGATAAGGTGTCAGAGATAAATGATACTGAATGTATTCCTTACCCTTGGAAGGGGATGAATGAAAAAACCTACGGAATCAGACTCGGAGAACTCGTCTGTCTGACCGCAGGAACTGGCATTGGTAAGTCAAGTGTATGTCGTGAGATTGCTCACTACTTACTTGCTCAAGATAAGAAGGTAGGCTACATAGCACTCGAAGAGTCAGTAGCTAGAACTGCTAAGGGATTGATAGGTATTCAATTGAACAAACCTATCCACCTACATGGCCATGAGGTAGACCAAGAGGAACTACGCGAGGGCTTCGAGGCTACTCTAGGTCAAGGCAACCTCACGCTCTACGATCACTTCGGTTCTACCGACGCTGATAACCTACTGTCTAAGGTAAGGTACATGGTGGTATCCTTAGGGGCTAGGTACATTATCCTCGACCACCTATCTATCGTGGTATCTGGCTACGAGGATGGGGATGAACGCCGCCGTATTGATGCTGTGATGACTAGGCTGAGAAGCTTGGTGGAAGAACTAGGCATATGCCTCTTCCTTGTAAGCCATCTTAAGCGTCCTCAGAACAC